ACTTCCAAGAGTACGGCGCTGCACGATGGCATACCTTCCCTGAAAGGCATAGAAGCTCTGGAATCCGAGAATTTTGGGGTCCAGGAATTCCATCTGGCTGTACAAGTCCATGGGGCTTTTCGTGACGGGGGACCCCGTAAGAATGCGCCGCATTACAGCACCACGGCCCACGGCACAGATCGCCTTGGTGCGCTTGGCCTTTCTATTCTTTATCGTGGTGGACTCGTCTACAATCATTAGAGTCTTGAATTTCTTGACGAAAAACTCCGCGACATCGACGCCCTTCTTGGTCGAGAACGCCTCGACGTTCATCAGCAATATCTTGAGTTCACTGGAATCTTCGTAAAGCTCCGTCAACTCCTTGCGCTTTGCCTTCGTCAGGCTGGGCTTCCAGAGGACCACTTTTCTGGGAATGCGCTCCGGGAGGTGCTTGGCAATCTCCGGCACCCAGTTCGGGATGACGCCGTTCGGGGCGCTTACCAGTGCAAATTGAATCCTGCCTTTTTCAAAATTAAAGGCCATCGTGTCGATGACGACTTTCGTTTTGCCGGTGCCCATATCCATGAGCAGCGCATAAACGGAGGTCTGACAACTCGCCACAAACGCCTCATGCTGATGGGCATAAGGCTTCGTGAAAAAAATGTAGTCTGAGATAAGATTGTTCTTGCAATCACCCATGAACTCACATATATAGGTTCCCGGTAGGTATGTCAACTACCTGAACAGTGAAACACGAAAGAGGAACCGCGATGAATGACTTGTTAGCCGAAATGGCCTCCGATGCTGGGGCCACATCCGACAGCATCAACAACCTTGATGACGGTAAACTTAGCGCGGTGTCGCGCCTCGCTCAAGAGGTAGACGCTCTTGAGCAACAGGTCGCAGCGACCGAAAAGCGACTCAAGGACGAAAAGCGTGAGTTGAGGGTTATCACCGACGAGCGTTTGCCAGAGGCGATGGAGGCGCTTGGATTCGAGAAACTGGTCCTGACCGATGGCGCACAGGTTGAAATCAAGGAAACTGTCTCCTTGACCATCAACAAGGCCGACCGACCGGAAGCTCACGAGTGGCTTGACGACAATGGCTACGGCGATATCACGAAATACATCGTCACTATTGTATGCGGTCGTGGCGATGATGAATTGCTGGAGCAAATCCGGACTCTTTGTGCAAAACTCGGAATCCCGTTCAAGGAAGAAACTAAAGTCGAGTCCGCAACATTACGAGGTTGGGGGCGTGAGATGGTCGCGGCAGGAGTTTCCTTGCCGTGGTTTTTCAATTTGTGGCACGGACATAGAGCCACCCTTCGGAGGAACAAATAATGGCAAAAGCAGTCGCGAAGAAAAACGGCAATGGCAAGAAGGTTGCCGTGATGGAAACGGACATGTTCGCAGAGGACGCGGGCATTGGAGTGGACGATCTGGGTTCCGAGGACCTCGCAATCCCTTTCCTCAAAGTCCTGCAGAAGATGTCTCCCGAACTGGATGACATCGAAAATGCCAAAGCGGGTGACCTCTTTAATACGGTCACCAAGGAAGTCGTGAAAGGCGGCGACGGCGTTCGCGTGGTAAACTGCGCGTATACCTTACAGCACATCGAGTGGGAGCCTCGCGGCACCGGGAGCGGCGCACCTCACGCCATCTATTCGGCGGGAGACGCCCTTCCCAAAACCGAGCGCGGCGACGACAACAAGGACTACGTCGTTGATGGAGGTGGTCGTTATCTCGAACGCACTGCACAGCACTACGTCCTTATTGTTGATGCGGACGGCATGACGCAGCAGGCGCTGCTGCCCATGAAGGCCACGCAACTCAAAAAGTCCAAGCAGTGGAACAGCGCCATCAAGACGTTGAAGATGAAGGATGCTAATGGTGACCTGTTCACCCCGGCGCGGTGGAGCCACATCTGGCACCTTGAGTCCGTTGGCGAGGAAAACAAGAACGGCTCTTGGCATGGCTGGCAGATCTCAAAGGATTCTCAGATCGAGGACCCGAACCTCTACGCCGAGGCCAAGCACTTTGCCCAGTCGATCATGGCTGGACAGGTGAAAGTCAAACACGTTCAGGAAGGGGATAGTCTCTCCGAAGACGACGTGCCGTTCTAGGATCACGGGGGGAGGAGGGATCCTCCCCTTTTTTCCGTTATGGATTCCACAGACAGATTTGCTCGCGTTTTCCGTGGCCTCGACCGCGCCTATGGTGCCGTCGATCTCACCAAAAAAGACGCCAACGGAAAGCAGCAGGGCATTTATAAAATTATTCGCGAACCACGGACCAAGGCCGTTTTCGAGGCCCACCTGAAGGGCGACGTGAGTATCGGCGTCGTGCCGATCAACGAGGAGAACACCTGCCTCTGGGGTGCTATCGATGTCGATATGTATCCCCTCGACCACCAAGAGATTGTCCAGCGCGTCCGGAAGCTTCAGTTTCCCTTGGTTGTCTGCCGCAGCAAATCGGGCGGTGGGCACCTCTTCCTATTCCTTACCGAAGCCGTTGATGCCGAAAAGCTGCAGCACAAGCTCAAGGAGCTTGCCAGCGAGCTTGGCTACGCCGCCAGCACCGAGATTTTTCCAAAGCAGATCAAGCTACTCGTAGAGCGCGGCGACACCGGCAACTTCCTCAACCTCCCCTACTTTGATTCCGAGGGTGGGTTGCGCTACGCCGTCAAGGAGGACGGCACCGCAGCCACGCTGGAAGAATTCCTCGACATGGCGGAAGCCGCCGCCGTCAACGAGGAAGCCCTCGACGCTCTGCTGTCCCAGCCCGTTGCACAGATGGACGAAAAGCTGCCGGATGGCCCACCATGCCTGCAGGCGCTTTTGCGACAGGGCTTTCCGGCAGGCACGAGAAACAACGGCCTCTTTAACTTGGGCGTCTACCTACGCAAGGCGCATCCCGACGACTGGGAAACGCGCATCCTTGAAGTCAACCAGAAGATCATGCAACCGCCGCTCGACCTCAAGGAGGTCAACCTCGTCGCCGAACAGATCAAGAAGAAGGACTACCAGTACAAATGCGCCGATCAGCCGATCATCAACTTCTGCAACAAGGATCTCTGCCGGTCACGCAAGCACGGCGTCGGGGGCGGTGCCAACACGCCGTCCGTCGCAAATCTGCGCAAGATGGACAGCGAACCACCGCTCTGGTTCCTCGACGTCAATGGAAGCCCGGTCGAACTCGACACCGAAGGCCTGCAACGCCAGCCCCGCTTCCAAGTGTTGTGCATGGACCAGATCAATTTCATGCCCCGGACGGTCACCCGCGCTGCTTGGGAAGCGCAGATCAACCTCCTCCTCTCGCAGATGCTTCAGACAGAAGGCGCGATCATCTCGACGCCGGAAGACACGAGCCTTAGAGGCCAGTTTTATGACCTCCTGGAAGAATTCACCACCCACATGCAGGCCGCGCTCGACAAGGAAGAGATCCTGCTTCGCCGCCCATGGACCAACGAGGATGATGGACGCACCTACTTCCGCCTCAAGGATTTCGAGGCCTTTCTCAAACGCAATAAGTTCTTCGACTACCGCTCCAATAAGATCGCCCAGCGCCTTCGCGATATCGGCGGACATGCCGAGCAGTTCCGCATCAAGGGGCGCACCGTCCGGTGCTGGTCGATCCCGGCCTTCGCCCAGATTGACGAGGAGTTTGGCACACGTTTCGATGAGGAGGACGTACCGTTTTGAGCACCAACTGGCCCCAGCTAATTCGAGAGCTTCGCAAGGAGCGCGGCTTCAGTCAGAAGAAGCTCGCGATCCGCGCAAAGATGTCTCAACGCACCCTCTGCGAATACGAGAACATCGAAACGCCCCACCAGCTTTCGGTGCAGAAGATCGAGAAGATCCTCGACGCACTGGGCTACGAACTCGATGTCCACATGAGGCGCGGAAATGTTTAGATATTTTGGACCCCCAGGCACCGGCAAAACGACCACGCTGCTCAACAAGGTGGACGAGCTACTCGCAGGCGGCATGTCGCCCACCAACATTGGCTACTTCTCGTTCACTCGAAAGGCAGCGCACGAAGCACGAGACCGCGCCGTCGCACGTTTCAACCTCGATGCAGAGGAAGACTTCGTTTATTTCCGTACCCTGCACAGTCTCGCCTTTCTCCTCCTTGGCATGAACAGCGCAGCGGTCCTCACCGACAAGCACCTCAAGATGTTCTCCCAGAAAGTCGGCGTCGATCTCACGGCAACGGGGCTCGAACGCGTCGAGGAAGATGGCTTTGCCATGCTGCGCTCGAACCATCCGGTCATGCGCTGCATCGACCTTGCGCGGAACACGCTGCAGGGACCACGGCACTCCTATAACCTCGCAGACCTCGACATTCCTTTCTACGAGTTCGAGCATCTTTTCCATGAATATGACCGGTTCAAAAAGCTCAATGGACTCAAGGACTTCACCGACATGATGCTGGACTTGGCGGCACATGCAGGGTATATCCCGTACCTGCGCACCGTCTTTCTGGACGAGGCACAGGATCTAACGCCCCTTCAATGGAAGGTGGCAGAGCATCTAGGGGAGCGAAGCGACCAGATGTTCGTGGCAGGCGATGACGATCAAGGGATCTACCGCTGGAGTGGAGCGGACATCGACAAGTTTGTCATGCTCCCCGGCGCGTCCGAGGTCTTGTCGCAGTCCTACCGCGTCCCACGCTCCGTCCATCACGTCGCCACGTCCGTCGTCTCCCGCATAAGAAAGAGACAGCAGAAGGAATGGTCGCCGCGTACAGAGGAAGGATCGGTCACGCGCATCTACGATCCGCACGGCATCGAATTCAACGACAAGGAGTGGCTCGTCCTTGCACAGGCCAACTACATGCTGGACGAGATCGCCGCTTCCATGCGTTCGAGCGGACACTTCTTCGAACGGTTTAACAACCCGTCGCTGGGCAAGCGGGTCCGCTCCGCAATCGGAAGCTGGAATCATCTTCGGGGAAGCCCCGGCAACGAGATCTCCCTGAAGGACGCGCAAAACCTCTACGGCCACATCTCGACCAACGAGACCGGCGTCGAGCGCGGTGCAAAAAAGCTGCTCGACCGAGCCGAGGAACAGGATCTTTTCACCCTTGAAACGCTGCGAAAGCACTTCGGTCTCCGCGTTCTCGACGTGCCATGGGACATGGCCCTCGACCGCATCAAGGACGAGGACCGGGCCTATGCAGCGGCGCTCCTCAATCGCGGCGTCAACATCTTCCGAAAGCCAAAGATCCGCCTGTCCACCATCCACGGTGCCAAGGGCGGCGAGGCCGACAACGTACTCCTCTATCTCGACCTGTCTGGCAAGGCGCTCATGGAGATGGAGCGCAACCCCGACGACGCCTACCGCGTCCTCTATGTTGGAGTCACCCGCGCCAAGGAAAACCTGATCCTCAAGATGTCCGAGGATTCTCAACGAGGCTGGAGCATCTGATGCCGCACCGCGTTCTCACCGAGGCGTTCGAACTGGTCAGCACAGACCGTGCCGCCGTCCACGGGGAGCCAAAAGAGAACCACGAAAACATCGCCCGCCTGTGGGACGCCTACCTCCACAACGTGGACCACGTAACCGCACACGACGTCGCAAACATGATGGAGTTGCTGAAGGTCGCACGGCGAAAGTCAGGCACTATTAATATAGACGACTACATCGACGGCGCTGGCTATGCCGCCGTGGCTTACGAGTGCATCAAGGAATGAAGACCGTCCTCAAGAGGCCAAGCTTCTCGGTCAAGACCGAATGGGTTCCGGTCGAGACGCTGCCCGTCACGCCGAGCGGCGTCAAGGAAATCGCCATCGATCTGGAGACCCGCGATCCACGGCTCAAGACCCATGGGCCAGGATGGGCCACGGGACACGGCGAGGTGGTTGGAATCGCCATCGCCTACGAAGGCTGCAACATCTATGTCCCGATTGCCCACGCCAGCGGCAACCTCGACCGGCGCATCGTCCTCAACTGGTTCAAACGAGAGATCGCAGCCCACCCCAGCGACAAGATCTTTTTCAACGCCGCCTACGATGCAGGCTGGCTGCGCCGAACCGGCATCGAACTGGAGGGCCGCATCCTCGACGTGATGCTCGCCGCGCCTATACTCAACGAGAACCGCCCCAGCTTCTCGCTCAACAACGTCGCCTACGACTATCTCGGAGAGATGAAGTCCGAGGCGGCATTGCGCGAGGCTGCACAGGAGTTTGGCGTCGATCCAAAGGCAGAACTCTACAAGCTCCCGGCCACGTTTGTCGGAGAGTACGCCGAAGCCGATGCAAGGCTCACGCTTCAGTTATGGCAGACCTTCAAGGCCGAATTGACCAAGGAAGACCTGTGGCAGATTTTCGAGCTTGAGATGGAGGTGTTGCCCATCGCCATCGAGATGACGTGGCGCGGCGTTCGCGTCGATCTGCAAGCCGCCGAGGAGTGCAAGGTCGAGTGGCGCAAGCACGTCAAAACGATCCTCTCCAAGGTAAAGAAGGAGACGGGCGTCGAGGTCGAGATCTGGGCAGCGGCGTCGGTCGCCAAGGTCTTCGACCATCTTGACCTGAGTTATGGTCGCACCCCGACCGGGCTTCCCTCCTTCACCAAGAACTTCCTCTCCGAGCATGAGCACCCTCTCGTTCAGGAAATCGCGACGGCCCGAGAATACGACAAGATGGGCAACACCTTCATCGCCAGCATCTTCCGCCATACAGAAGGCGACCGCATCCACGGGCACATCAACCAGTTGCGGAGCGAAGGCGGCGGAACGGTCACTGGGCGCATTAGCATGGCTCACCCAAACCTCCAGCAGATACCGGCACGTAACCCGGAGATGGCGGCGAAGGTGCGGGGGCTGTTCCTGCCGGAAGAGGGCGAGCAGTGGTCTTCGATTGATTTTGATCAACAGGAGCCGCGCATACTGGTGCATTTTGCAAGCCTCACGAACCAGGGTCTCACCGGTGCCGCCGAGTTCGTCAAGGCATACTGCGAGGACCCCACCACCGACTTCCACCAGATGGTTGCCGATGTTGCCGGAATCCCGAGACGACAGGCCAAGACGATCAACCTTGGCATCATGTACGGCATGGGTCAGACCAAGATGGCGACCCAGCTAGACATCTCCATAGACGAAGCCAAACGGCTCATGCGCCAGTACCACGAGGACGTGCCGTTCGTTAAGGAGTTGATGGACGTATCTCAACGGCACACGTCGCATCCGCTCAAGGGCGGTTCCGTCAGGTCCCTGCTTGGCCGCAAGTGCCGCTTCGATCTCTGGGAGCCGGTCCAGTTCGTCTCGGCACGGGCGCATCCAAAAGAGAAGGCCATCCTTGAGTATGGAGACAACATCAAACGAGCGTACACCTACCGCTCACTTAATAGATTAATTCAAGCCAGCGCGGCGGACATGACGAAAGCCGCGATGGTCGCCGTACTCAAGGAGCACGGGGCCTTCCCTCTCGTTCAAGTACACGACGAACTGGCCTTCTCCGTCGCCTCCGAGAAACAGGCCCGCGCCATCTGCAAGACGATGGAGGAAGCCGTCGATTTGAAGGTCCCAACGCCATGCGACATATCGCTCGGGGACACGTGGGGGCACCTCGTGAAACTTGACGATTAAGGATTTGTCCCTTATATATGCAGAAGAATAGGAGGTCGCGATGGACCCCGGAAGATGGAAAAGTGTGGTCGTGCCAATTGACACCTACAAGGTGTTGCGGGACATGGCGAAACGTGAGCACAGGACGATCTCGGGGCAGTTCACCTTCCTCCTCGAAAAGCATCGAGAGAGCGAGACACAAATATACACGGCCCACGGGCAACAGGTTGTCAGAGAGGCGGCAGAGAAATAATGTTGACTCCTCTCGTCGTGGCAATGGCCGCATATGGAGTGATTCTCCTTGTCAGCAAAATTGCCCAGTGGGGAATATAACGTAATATATGCCGATCCACCCTGGACGTTCCAAACATGGAGCGACGAGGGCAAGGACCGCTCGCCCGAAAAACACTACGACTGCATGAGCCTCGCCGATGTCCGGGCGCTTCCCGTTCAAGACATTGCCGCCGAGGACTGCGCCCTGTTTCTCTGGGTGACCGACCCGTTGCTCCCCGAAGCCTTCAAAC